GAGGTAGAGGTATGTTGCAAGTAACTGGTAAAGTAAATTATCAAAAATTTGGTAAAATGGTTAATGAGGATTGGACAGCTAATCCGGATTTAGTTGCAAAAACAAAAGGTGGTGCAGAATCTGCTTGTTTATTTTGGAAAACTAATAATATAGCTAAATATGCTACTGATGCAAGTGTTAAACAAATAAACCTTTGTGGATGGAGGGTAAATGGTGTAAATCCGCCAAATGGAGCAACTGAAAGAATTAAAGAATTTAATAAATACTGGGCAGAATTGCAGAAAGACCCAACTCTTTGGACTTAAATCTCAAAAATACTTAATTTAAATATTTATAAACATAACAAACAAAGAATAGAATATTATGGACATGGATAAACTATTAGAAGCCATTCAAATTCTTATTAAAGAGGAGCTTAAAGAGCAATTACCTGCTTTAATTAAGGAAGGTGTGAAGGCTGAAATGAAAAAAATGCTATCTGAAACAAAAATAGCACCAAAACCAGTATCAAAGAGTATCTCAATGGCTAAGGCTATATTGGGAGACGATACTATTACAGAATCAGTAGTTCAAAAGGAAGTACCGGCAAAGCAATACAGCAAAAACCCAATCATTAACCAAATTCTTAATGAGACAAGAGGTGGTATTCCACAGGGTGATGGTGGATTCAGAACAATGAATTTTGGACAAGGTGATATGGGTTCAATTGTAGGTAGAACTGCAATTGCTGAAAAAATGGGATATGGTGATGTTGCAAAAGGACCTCAACCAACTGGATTAGGTGTAAATACTGGAGTAGCTGAAATAGATAAAGCTTTGAATAGAGATTATTCAGAACTTGTAAAAAGATTTAAAAAGAAGTAATGGCAATTGTATTAGGTAGTAAATTAGTAAAAGATACACAAAAGTATAATGATTATGCTATTGGTATAACACTGCCTATACAAATTGGTAATACCGCATTTAACCAATCATTTACTACAATTGAACAAACTAAATCAAATATAAAAAATCTATTACTTACTAAAAAATATGAAAGATTAATGCAACCAAATTTAGGTAGTGGTATGCAGGAATTATTATTTGAAATGAACGATGATGATTTGGCTGAAAAAATAGAAAATACAATAAATAGTTCAATGGAAACTTGGTTACCATTTGTATCTATTGAGGATATATCAATACAGCAAACAAATGAATTTAAAGATAATAATAAATTAAATGTTTCTTTAAAATTTAGAATAGAAAACAATGTTAATTTAGAAACTGTATCATTTAACATTCAAGCGTAATCATTATGGCAATAAACACAATAAATAAAAATTTTAAAAATAAAGGAAAGGATATAAAGTATCTTAATAAAGACTTTGCTAGCTTTAGAGCTAACTTAATTGAGTTTTCTAAAACATATTTTCCAAAAACATATTCTGATTTTAATGAAACTTCACCTGGTATGATGTTTATTGAAATGGCATCTTATATTGGTGATGTGCTTGGATATTATATAGATGATACTTTAAAAGAATCATTAATGCCATATGCAGAAGATGAAAAAAGTATGTTGGCATTGGCTCAATTTTTAGGATATAAACCAAAAGTAACATCACCTGCAATATCTACATTATCTATATATCAATTAGTACCATCAATAGGAACTGGTGTAAATAATAAAGCTGATTCAAAATTTTATTTAAGGATTAAAGAAGGTATGTCAGTACAATCGGCAAATGGTATTGATTTCAGAACAACTAATCTTGTTGATTTTGAAGATGCAATGGATAGAGAAATAACTGTGTATGAAAGAGATGCTAATACTGGAGAACCTTTATTTTATTTAGTTAAAAAATATGTACAAGTAATTTCTGCTGTTGTAAAACAAAAAGAGGTATCTTTTGGCGATTATGAATCTTTTCAAAAAATAGATTTACCAGATACTGATATAATTTCTATATATGATGTTAGAGATTCAAATGGTAACAAATATTATGAAGTTCCTTATTTAGCGCAGGAAATGGTATTTATAGATTATCCAAATACGGAAGCAAATGACCAAGATTTATATCAATTTAAATCAACAGTACCATATATTTTAAAAACAATTAAGACTCCAAAAAGATTTACTACTAAAATAAATCAAGATAGTACAACTACTATTCAATTTGGAGCTGGTGACCCAACAGCATCTGATGAGCAATTAATTCCTAATTTAAAAAATGTTGGATTGGGATTACCAAATTCTATTAGTAGATTGGATGAATCATTTGACCCAACAAACTTTTTAAAAACAAAAACATATGGTACATCTCCATCAAATACAACAATAACTGTAAAGTATTATGTTGGTGGTGGTGTTACATCTAATATATCACAAGGCCAATTAACAAAAATAACAGGAATAGAATTTGATGATGATACTACATCATTTAATAGTGCTGATAGAACAACATATAATACTATAAAAAATTCCGTAGCTGTTGATAATGAAATACCAGCTACTGGAGGTAGAAATGGTGAAACATTAGAAGAAATTAGAGAAAATGCATTAGCAAACTTTGGAGCTCAGAATAGAGCTGTAACAGCAAAAGATTATCAAATTAGAGTATTATCATTACCTTCAAAATATGGTGGTATTGCTAAAGCTTACGCTGTAGCAGATGGTACTTTAGATAATAATTCGCCAGCATCAATATTAGCATCACCCAACCATTTACAAGAGTTTACAGATTTGGTTATGGGATTTGTTAATAAGCCGGATTCACAAGAACCAACAGAAGGGACTGTAAGAGCAGATATTACTAAATTTTTAATTGGTAAAACAGCAAATGAAAATGAAAAAAATAACCCATTTGCAATAAATTTATATTTGTTAGGATATGATATTAATGGTAATCTTACTAATCTTAATAGAGCAGTTAAAGAAAATCTTAAAACATATTTAAACGAATACAGATTATTGACAGATGGTATTAATATTAATGATGGATTTATTATTAATATTGGTATTGATTTTGAAATAGTTGTTTTTGGAAATTATAATAAAAGTGAAGTATTGACTAAATGTATAATTGATTTAAAAGATTATTTTAATATTAATAATATGTCTTTTAATCAAACTATAAATTTAAGCGAAATTGAATTACTATTAGCTAATGTTGAAGGAGTTTCATCAGTTCCAAAAGTTATAATAACAAACAAATGTTCTGGAAAGTATTCTTCAAATTCATATAATATAAATGCGGCAACTAAAGATAAGATTGTATATCCATCATTAGACCCTTCAATTTTTGAAATTAAGTTTCCTGATGCAGACATAAAAGGCAGAGTAAAATAATGGCATACTATTTTTTAACAGCATCAAAAGATGCATCGGTTTACTTACAACAGCCAAATCAAAATACTGGTTTAGATGAGATATTGGAAATAAGTAAAGTATATTATGGAAACATTAAAGATGTATCCCATGCTCTACTTAAATTTGATGTAGGATATATATCAGCATCAATTTCTAATAATAGTATTTCAATGAGTTCAGCCGAATTAATACTAAGAGAAACTAAAAGTGAAGAAATTCCATTAGAATATACTATATATGCAAATCCAATTTCTGGAAGTTGGGAAATGGGTACTGGTACTCGATTTGATAATATATCAACGCAAGGTGTAACTTGGAATTATAGAGAGGGTGATAGTTCATTAGAGTGGCTACAAAATAATTTTCAAACAGGAACAACGGCAAGTATTAATAATGGTGTTGGGGGTACGTGGTACACAAGCTATGGAGCATCTCAAACGTTTAGTTATCAAACATCTGATATTAATATGAATGTAATATCAATTTTAAGAGCTTTCATAAGTGGTTCTGTAATAAATGATGGTATTATTTTAAAATACTCAACAACAAACGAAAGCGATACTGCAGACTATGGAATTTTAAAATTCTTTAGTAAAGAAACTCATACAATATATCAACCAAAAATAAGAATAGGTTGGAATGATTCGGTATTTTCTACTGGTTCATTATTAGCACTAACTGCAAATGATATTAAAGTTGGTGTAACTAATTTAAAAAAAGAATATAAGGTAGGCACTACTGCAAAAATACAAGTATTTGGTAGAGAGTTATATCCACTAAAAACATTTTCAAATACATTTGAATATTTAACTTCAAAATATTTACCAT